GAGATCAAGCCCGAGGGATCTGGAAGATCAATCAAATTACAAAAAATATAAAAGACCAAGGAACCTATCCTAATGGTTCAACTAGAGCGTTATTTGCAGGAGGTAATGACCCTTCGCTAACAAACACAGTAGAACAACTAACAGTAGAAACAACAGGCAATGCATCAGACTATGGTGATTTAACAACCACTACTAAAAATTCTGGTTCCTTAGCTAATTTTACTAGAGCAGTGACTGGTGGAGGGGGAAACCCTTCTTATATGAATACAATTGGTTATAGAGATATCGCATCAACAGGTAACTATTCTGATTATGGCGACTTAACTGTTGCTAGAGGTTATGTATGTGCATCCTCTAATGGAACTAGAGGTACATGGGCAGGAGGTTATGCTCCTGGTGATCAAGACGTCATAGATTTTGTAACAATAACAAGTTTAGGAAACGCTACAGATTTTGGAAATCTTACACAAGCTAGATATGGTTTGGCAGGTAATGGAAATACTACAAGAGCATTATTTTCTGGTGGCTATATTTCTCCTAGTAATGCATCTGTTAACACAATAGATTTTATTGAATACTCTTCAACAGGTAACGCAGTAGATTTTGGAGATTTGTCTGCTGCTAGAATGTATGTTTCTGGTCACTCTAGTTCAACAAGAGCTTTTGTTTTTGGAGGCACCACATATCCTGCATCAACTAATATTATAGGTGCAACTAATATAAATAGTTTAGGAAATGAAATTGATTGGGGAGATTTAACTCAATCTCCTAATGTTCCAAAAGGAGGAGCAGGTAATTATACTAGAGGTGTAAGAGCAGGAGGAGCAGTCCCTTCTACTGCAACGAATGTTATAGATTATTGGTCTTTAACATCAAGAGGTAATGCTGTAGACTTTGGTGATTTAGTAACTGCTGCTTATGAAAGTCCTCAAGGAGGTTCTTCAAATAATCATGGTGGCTTACAAGAATTTCAACCAAGAGCTCCAGAACTTTATTCACCAACAGGTAAAGTTGTACCAAGAGGTTTAAGTGTAGGAAATATTGGAATTTTAGCAGGTGGTAAATTAAATCCTGCAGGAACAGTTAGAAACGATATTCAATTTGTTCATATATCTACGACAGGTAATAGTTCAAATTTTGGAGATTTAACGGCTTCTAAATATGGAGCAGGTGGCGGCGCTTCTTCAACAAGAAGTTTATTTATGGGAGGATTTGTAGATCCTGCTACATCTCAAACAGCAACAGATTATTTTGAGTTTTCAACAAAAGGTAATGCAGCTTCGTTTGGAAGTTTAACAGCAGCAAGAGCTTTTACAAGTGGTTGTAGTAATTCAACAAGAGCATTAATGATGGGTGGTTCTGGTCCTGCACCAGGATATACAAGATCAAATGTAGTAGATTATTTTACTATTGCAAGTATTGGTAATGCTTCAGATTTTGGAGATTTGAGTACAGCCACATCGGCAGCTGGAGCAACTGCTAGTTCAACAAGAGCAATTGTTGCTGGTGGAACAGCTCCAGGAGATACAAACGTAATAGAATATTTTACAATAGGTTCTACTGGTAACGCTACAGATTTTGGAGATCTAACAGTTGCAAGAGGTTATCCACAAGGTTTAGCTTCATCTACAAGAGGAGTATTTGGAGGTGGTTACGCTAATAGTCCAGGTTCTTATTCAAATGTAATCGATTACATAACTATCGGATCAACTGGTAATGCTATAGATTTTGGAGATCTAACAGTTGCTAGATCACAATCGTATGGTGGTATGTCAAACAACACTAGAGGCGTATTTTTACCAGGAACAAATCCTGATAATGTTACTATGGATTACATAACAATAGCTTCTACAGGTAATGCTATTGACTATGGTGACCCATCTATTACAGGTGGAGATATGACAGGAACATCAAACGGCCATGGTGGACTTTCCTAAGATTCTGTAGTATAAAACTCACAACATGATCATATACATGCAACAATATAAAGGAGAAAAATATGTCATCTAAAGACTTAGTAATACAAAAACTATCAAACTCACCACTGGTTAAAAAAGAGTATAAACAAATGTTAACCAATATTAATACAAGCCTACCAGCGATTAAACAATCAAGCTCAAACTTTTATAAATCACACTCACAGTTTATGGGAGTAATGTTAGATGTGACAGCAATTACACCTATTAGATCTGTCAAACATACACTAGCTGAACTAGATAAAACTAGAATGGCTTTGGAAGAAGCACAGCTTAAAATGATGAAGAAGGATATAGAGCTTCGTCAAAAAGAAAAAAAGATGGCTGATGGAGATTATGCTGATGATCTTGAAAGAGAATTACTTGAAACTGAAATACTAGAAGTTAAAGTAAATATGAATAATATACAAAATTCAGTGTCTGGTGCTATCAGAAAGATGAATTTCTTTACTAATCAATACAAGAGTATCTTGAAGAAGTTAGGTAAAGATGATATCACTGAAGAAGAGTACGAAAAAGAAGAGTCAAGTTATCATGTTATGACTTGTCTTAAACAAGCTCTAAACGCTGCTCGTGCCCGAGGTGGAGTGATTGATGAAGGAAACTTGATTTATCTCTTCGATATGGGTATAAACAGTGCACAGGCACAAGCTGAAATTTATGCTTATTTGGAAATGGAAAATAAGTTAATGAAGGAAGGTAAAGCGCCTACCCATGAAATGACTATGCAATGGTTAGAAGCATGCGCAGAAAAATTTTCAGGTGAAGCAGAAAAGTTTGCTGAACGAAGAGGATTTAAACTGTACGATGAAGAGTCGCTTAACACTAAACTTTTAGATAATAAGGAGAAACCAAATGGCAAATAAAATTGTTAAATATCAACTAGACAACGGTACAATCCCAACTTGGATTGAAGACGGTGGTTACTATCCAGATCCAAACGAAGTTATGATTGGAGCAACTGTAGATGGTTCAAGTGAAGTAGGACTTGGTGAACTTGCAAGTGAAGCAGATGTAGAAACGTATTTAGATACATACACATCAACTTGGACTGACCCAGATGAAAATTCTGATGATCCTAATGCAACTGTACCTTTTGATCAAGCACAAGCTGCTAGTTATATTTGGTCTAAAAAAATAGATTAGGGTTTTTAAATGGCTAACTACCCTCAACTCGATAACTCTTCGGGAGTTTGGAACTTGCGTGATGTATATGACGCGGTAATGGGTGGGTATTGGCCAAATTACGCATCAAAAGGTTTAAGTGTTGGTGGAGGTTCACCAGCAAGCCTAGCAACAATTCAACAAATAACTATTGCTTCAGCAGGTGATGCTACAGATTTTGGAAATTTAGCTACAGCAATGAGTTCTCAAGCTGGTTTTAGTTCTTTGGTGAGAGGATGTTTTGCTGGAGGTTCTCCTACAATTGATACAATCGAATACATTACATTTACAACAGAAGGAAATGCAGCAGACTTTGGTAATTTAACTGATGGAGTAAATTTACCAGCTGGTGGTTCAAACTCTACTAGAGGATTAGTTGCAGGTGGAAGAGATCCTAATATGAGTAATATTATTAATTACAATACAATATCTTCAACAGGTAACTCAGTTGACTTTGGAGATTTAACACAAGCAAGAGCATTAGTTACTGCTATACCTTCTCCTACGAGATGTACTTTTGCAGGTGGTTTTACACCAAGTGCAGTAAACACAATAGACTTTGTAGAAATTGCAACAACAGGAAATGCAACAGATTTTGGAGATTGCGTAGCTACACAGTATAACATGGGTGGCACTAGCTCTTCAACAAGAGGTGTTACTATGGGTGCATACAATGGTGGTCAAACAGGTGTGTGTGATTTTCTTACAATTGCCTCACAAGGTAATATGATTAATTTTGGAGATTTAAGTGTAACAAGAATAAATTCTGGTGGTACAAGTAATAGTGTTAGAGCTGTCTTAATGGGTGGTCAAAATGCTAGTGGTAATGCTACTAACCCAATTGATTTTGGTATAATTGCAAATGGTGGAACATGGACAGATTTTGGAGATTGTTTAAATAATTTAGGTTCTAAATGTGCTCAGGTTTCTGATTCACATGGTGGATTAAACGACGGGTATCAAGGAACAAGACCAATACCTTTCCAAGAAGTTGGTGGAGATAGAGGAATGGCAGCCGGAGGATCTTCAGCTCCTGGTGGTAATTATTACACTGATATTAGTTTTGTAAATATATCTTCAACAGGTAATGCACAAGATTTTGGAGACACTTCAACAGTTTTTGGTAATTCATCTGGTGCTTCAAACAAAACAAGATTTTTAATTCAACTTGGTGATACATCACCAGGACCTTTAGTTACTACAGTAGAGTATGTTGAGTTTCAAACAACAGGTAATGCAGCTGACTTTGGAGATTTAACACAAGCAAGAAGATTAGCTGGTTCTGTTTGTAATAACACTAGAGCTATTTTTGGTGGTGGTAAAACTCCAACAATTGTAAATACTGTAGACTATGTAACAATTGGATCTTTAGGTAATGGTGCAGATTTTGGAGATTTACAAAATGCTACACAGGGTGCTAGTCAAATGATTAATAGTAATACAAGAGGTTTATTTGCAGGTGGAAGAAGAGATCCAGGTGCTGCTTATTCTGATACAACAGGTTATGTAACCATATCAACAACAGGTAATGCAACAGATTTTGGAAATTTAACTACATCAAGGCAATATTCAAACGCAGCTTCTAGTTCAACTAGAGGTGTAGCTATGGGTGGAGAAAATTCTTCACCAGCAGTCGTAAACACTATGGATTATTTTACTATAGCATCAACAGGAAACGCCACAGATTTTGGAGATTTAACTGTAGCGGTTAGAGGTGGTTTTGGTATGTCTAATTCAAGCAGAGGACTTTTAGCAGGAGGTAATAATCCTAGTGATCAAAATACAATAGGTTATATAACCATTGCCTCAACAGGTAATGCACAAGATTATGGAGATTTAATTGTGGGTAGTTCTTTTGGAGCTCAAGGATCAAATGGACATGGAGGGTTAACAGGTGACTAGATCAACAACATTTAAATATAATGTAACAGTAGTTAATCCTGGTTCAGGAAACAAATACTATATGGATGGTATACTTCAAACATATGTAACTTTATTTCCAGGTTGCACATACGAGTTTAATCAAGACGATAGCACTAATGCAACTCACCCATTAAGATTTGCAACACAAGTTGATGCAGCAAACTCATCAGAATATACAACAGGTGTTACAACAACAGGTACACCAGGTTCAGCAACTGCTTGGACTAAAATAGAAGTTACAACTTCTACACCTTATAGATTATTTTTTTATTGCACAAGTCATGGTGGCATGGGTAATTCTGTTACTGTTCCACAAGGAATAGCAACTAGAGCTTATGCGGGTGGAGGTTATCCAAGTTATTCAAATGCAATTGAAGCAGTTGATCTTACAACAACAGGAAACAGTTATGATTTTGGTGATATGTCTTATGCAGGATATGCTATTGGTGGAATTGGTGGAACAGTTAAAGGACTTTTATTTGGAGGATCACCTGATGGAGGTAGCACTTTATTAAATACAATTGATCAAATTATGGTTAGAAGTCTTGGAAACGCTACAGACTTTGGAAATTTAGTTACAGGTACAAACTATCCATGTGGACTTGGAAATCAAACAAGAGGAGTTTACGGTGGGGGATATGCTGGTGGATATATAAATAATATTGGTTATGTAACTATTGCAGCAAGTGGAGACGCTTTAGATTTTGGAGATCTAACAGTTGCTAGAAATGCTTTCGCGGGTTTTTCATCTCCTACAAGAGGAGTGTGGGCTGGTGGAAGTCCTAATACGAATGTAATAGATTATGTAACAATTGCTTCAACAGGTAATGCTACAGATTTTGGAGATTTATTAGCAGCAACTAGTGGTACTGCTGGTACTTCTAGTTCTACTAGAGGAATTGTAGCAGGTGGAGGTACACCAAGTAAAATTAATGTAATACAATATGTAACAATTGCTTCAACTGGTAACACAACAGATTTTGGAGATTTAACAGTTGCAAAATCTCATATGACAATTAATGGTTCTAATAATATAATAGGTATATTTGGAGGTGGTCAAACTCCATCAGCTAGTCTTACAATAGATTCTATTACATTTGTGTCTTTAGGTAATGCTCAAGACTTTGGAGATATAACAAGTTCAAATCTAGCTGGAGCTTATGGTCAGTGTGGAAATTCTAATGGTCACGGAGGTTTACAATAATGTCTAATTCAGGAAAAGTTTGGGATACTAGAGAAGCTTATCAAAAACAAAGAGCTAATACTTGGCAAACGCCTGGTAATAGAGGTATGCGTTTAGGAGGTCAAACAACTCCTTCAGGAACAAATTCTAATACCGTAGAATATGTAGATATGATATCTACAGGTAATACAGCAGACTTTGGTGATCTTACACAAGCTAGAAAAAAAGGTGCAGGTGCTGGAGGATTTACTAGAATTTTATGTCTTGGTGGACAAACTCCAACTAACGTAAACACAATTGATTTTGTTAATCCTGTTGCAACAGGTAATTTTGCAGACTTTGGAGATCTTGTAAATGCGGGACAAACTACAAACTGTTCACATTCTAATAACGTAAAAACTATTTCTGCTGATGGAAGTGGAGACGATGATGGTGTTGTTATTACACATATGGCATCACAAGGTAATTCTTCTACATGGCAAAACAGAACAGCTATTGATACTCAATGGGCTTCAGGAACAGGTGATAATACAAGATTTTTAATGGCAGGTAATTATCCTGCTTCTAACCAAATTGATTCTATGGAAATAGCAACCCTTGGTGCGAAAGCTGACTTTGGTAATTTAACTAGGGCTGGTTGGGGAATAGCTACTGGATCAAATTCTACAAGATCTGTTTTTATGGGAGGAAATGTAACTCCAGGCACAACAAATGTTATTGATTTTGTAACTACACAATCAGCAGGTAATGCAACTGACTTTGGTGATTTAACGGCTTCATCTTTTCAAGACGCAGCAGGCGCATCAAATTCTAAAACAGCTATTGCATTTGGTTATCAAGTAAACACTATAGATAGAATTAATATTGCTACAACCGGTAATGCTACAGATTTTGGTGATACACTTACATCTACATTTTATCAAATTATGGGAGCTGATAATGGTGGTGGTGGATTACCACAAGAAGGAGCATTCCCTCAACGTGCATCAGTAAACTATATGCCTGGATCAGGAAGAGCTTTATATAATGGTGGTCAAACTGCGCCTGCAGATGCTCTTACAACTAATGTAAATATGATTCACATTCCAACAACAGGTAATACTGCAGCTTTTGGAGATTTAGCAACTGCCTCATCAAATGGACCAGGTAATGGTGCTAGTACTACTAGAAGTATTGTGTATTCAGGATATTCACCAGCTTCACCTTATTATAATAATACAATTCAAGCTACTACGTTTTCTTCTTTAGGAAACTATTTTGATTTTGGTGACCCAACACAACAACGATATGCAAATTGTTATGGAAATATAGGTAGCCCTACTAGAGCAGTTTTTATGGGTGGATATGCACCTGGCTCACCATATTATGTAAACATAATAGATTATGTAACAATTGCCACAGTTGGTAATGGGACAGACTTTGGAGATTTACTTGCTGCTACAAATAATGTTGCAGGTTGTAGTTCTTCAACTAGAGGAATTGGTATGGGTGGATATACTGGATCACAAGATGATACTATTCAATATGTAACTATTGCTTCAACAGGTAATGCAACAGACTTTGGAAATTTAGCTGCTGCAAAAAGTGGAGCTGGAGGTCTTTCTTCTTCTACAAGAGGTATTATAGGAGGCGGTAAAGCACCTAGTGCAATAAATGTTATAGAATATATAACTATAGCCTCAACAGGTAACGCTACAGATTTTGGAGATTTAACAGAAGCTAGAAATTCAATAGCTACAGCTTCAAATAGTAGTCGTGGTGTATTTATGGGTGGTAGTACACCTTCAAAAGTAGATAAAATGGATTATATAACTATAGCATCTACTGGAAATGCAACAGATTTTGGTGATACAAAAGTTGACATTCGTGAGGGTGCTGGAACTTCTGACTCACATGGTGGTTTACAATAGAATAAAAATAATGTAGTATCCTACAATATGAAAGAAGAATTGTTACAGTTATTTCCAACACCTTTGTTGATCGTGCCATACGAACAATCAATTGATAAAGAGCTAGCTTATTTAAAAACTATTAGTTATCGTGAACAAAAAGCTAATGGTAATTTTAGGTCTGATGATTCGTATTTGTTACGTAATGAAGAGTTTAAGGATGTAAAAAATTTTTTAGTAGAAGCTGTAAATAAATTTACTACAGATGTTTTACAATCAAAACAAAGATTAGTAATTACACAATGTTGGGCAAATAGAAATCCTAAAGGGTCCAAGCATCATGAACACGTGCATCCAAATAGTATTATATCTGGTGTAATGTATTTTCAAATAAACGAAAAACTACCACCTATTTCTTTTTCAAAAGATAGACAAGAAGGTATGAAACTAAATCCTGAAAAATATAATCATGTAAACTCAGAGTCTTTTTTACTACCTTGTAAACCAGGTGAATTAATAATGTTTCCATCTTCATTAAAACATAGTGTACCAATTAATCAAAGTAATGAAGATAGGATAAGTATATCTTTTAATACTTTTTGTATTGATGTATTAGGATCAGAACAAGCACTAACTCATTTAGATATAAGGAGGTTAATGAATGAGCACAATTAAAAGTTATATATACGTAGGAAACCACATACCAAAAGAAGTATGTGAAGAGTTGATAGATGAATGTAATAAAGGTATATGGAAAAAACATACTTGGAATAATTATGCTGAAGGCACAACATCATCTGAACCTACAAAAGAATTAGATGTAATGAATTGCACTAAAGAACAACAAGCAAAGATAACACCATACTTAATTAAAGCATTAAATAACTATCAAGAAAAGCATAGTGCACCAGGAGAAAAGACTCAAGGACCATGGCTTTCTAAATTTAGTCCAATAAGATTTAACAGATACAATGTTGGCACCATGATGAGAGAACACTATGATCATATTCATAGTATATTTGATGGTAAAATGAAAGGGGTACCTTTAGTATCTATTGTAGCTAACCTAAATGAAGACTACGAAGGGTGTGAATTCTATTGCAGAGGAGAGAAAATTGAGTTAAAAACAGGTGATATACTATTGTTTCCATCTAACTTTATGTACCCACATGAAGTAAAGGAAGCAACTAAAGGCACCCGTTACTCTTTTGTAAGCTGGGCCTTTTAATTATTATGAGGTTATATGCTACAAAAATTAGGGTTTCTACCAGGTTTTAATAAACAAGTTACATCTACAGGTGCTGAATCACAGTGGACTGATGGAGAAAATGTTCGTTTTAGATATGGTACACCAGAAAAAATAGGTGGTTGGAATCAATTAGGTGAATCAAAATTAACAGGTGCAGCTAGAGGCTTACATCATTTTGTTAATAAAGAATCTACAAAATTTGCAGCGATAGGTACAAACAAAATTCTATATGTATATTCTGGTGGTGTATACTATGATATACACCCTTTAGTTAATCCATCAGGTACAGCCATTACAAATGCATTTAGCACGGCTAATGGATCTCCTACAGTAACTCTTACATTTAGTGGTGCACATAACTTTCAACCACAAGATATTATTTTATTTGGTGATGCTAGCACGTTTGGTGCTATTACTAATTCTAATTTTACAGCCACAGATTTTGCTGATAAAAAATTTATGGTAACTAGTGTACCAACAACCACAACACTTACTATTACAATGCCTAGTAATGAAACAGGAAGTGGAGCAACTACTTCTGGTGGTATAACTTATTTTCAATATTATCACGTAGGACCCGCTGAACAGATAGGAGCTTTTGGTTGGGGCATATCATTATGGGGTGGTAACATACTAGGTGCATTAACTAATACATTAGATGGAGCTATTAGTTCTACGTCAGGAGGAAACAATGGTTCTGCTACAGAAATTACATTAACCAATGCAACAGGTTTTCCATCTACGGGTACAAACCATGTTACTATAGGAACAGAAGAAATATCTTATACAGGAATTTCTGGAAATAAATTAACAGGTATAGGAAGAGCGGCTAGAGGATCAACAGCCACTACTCACTCTAATGGTGCAACGGTAACTAATTCATCTAGTTTTACGGGATGGGGATCACCAGCAGCTAACACTGATAAAGTAACGGATCCAGGATTATGGTCTTTAGACAATTTAGGATCAACTCTTATAGCATTAATACATAATGGAGAATGTTTTGAATGGGACGGCGATGCAACAAATGCAACAGCAACAAGAGCTACAATTATAACTGGTGCACCAACAGCATCACGGGATATGTTAGTCTCTACACCTGACCGTCACTTAGTATTTTTTGGAACAGAAACAACTATTGGAACTAAATCTACACAAGATGATATGTTTATAAGATTTTCTTCTCAAGAAGATATTAATGATTACACACCCACAGCTGAAAACAGTGCTGGTACACAAAGACTGGCCGCTGGATCAAGAATTATGGGAGCAACACTTGGTAGAAATGCAATATACATTTGGACAGATACATCTTTATTTACTATGCGTTTTGTTGGAACTCCTTTTACATTTGCATTTGAACAAGTTGGAACTAACTGTGGATTAATAGGTATGAATGCAGCGGTTGAAGTTGATGGCGCTGCGTACTGGATGTCAGAAAATGGTTTTTTTAGATACACTGGTAAACTAGAATCTATGGATTGTTTAGTTGAAGATTATGTTTATGATGATTTAAATACAACATCGAATCAATTAGTTTATTGTGGTATTAATAACTTGTTTGGTGAGATTACTTGGTTTTATCCAACATCTACATCTAACGTAAATACTAGAGCTGTTACATATAGTTATTTAGATTCTACAGCTAAAAGACCTATATGGTTTACTAATGCAAGCACCTTGTTTCCTAGAACAACATGGGAAGATTCATCTGTATTTGGTCTTCCTCACGCAACAAAATATAATCCAAGTGATGACGTATCATTTGATGTAACTGGTAATACAGAAGGTGTAACAATTTATTTTGAACACGAAACAGGAGTTAATCAACAAGAAGCAGGGACCACGGCTGTAGCTATACCTGCTAATATTACATCAGGAGATTATGATATTACACAAAAAGTTGTAAGGGGAGCTGCAACTAATTTAGGAGATCTTAGAGGTGATGGTGAAAATATTATGAGAGTAAGTAGAATTATTCCTGATTTTATATCACAACAAGGAACTTCTATTATACAATTAGACTTAAGAAATTATCCTAATAATACAGCAGCTAGCTCATCACTAGGACCATTTAGTATTACATCTAGTACAACAAAAGTAGATACTAGAGCTAGAGCTAGAGCAGTTGCATTAACAATATCTAATACAGCTGTTGATACTAGTTGGAAATTAGGAACTTTTAGATTAGATATACATGCTGGAGGAAGAAGATAATGTCAATTACAAGATTACAACAAGCTAGACAGATGTATGCAATGGGCCAAAGAGTTGGAAGAATTGCATTTGGTGGTGGTGGTAGTCAAGATCATCATGGTGGTGGTTATCAAGGTGGTAGTGGAGCACCGGGTAGTGCTGAATCTTCTGGAGGAGGTAAAGGTGGTAATGGTGGTGGCAACAGACCTAATCCTCATAAAGCTTCTGGATATTCTAAAACAAGCACTAAATCTAAATCTAAAACTCCTACAGGTCCAACAAATATACATAACGATGATCCAAATGCACCAGAAGCCTATGAAATAATTGGTGGTAAAAAATTTGATGTAACACCAGAAACAAGGGGTGAAAGAGAAAGAGCTAAAGTTCTAGCTCAAATAACAAACGCACCTATTCCAAATTTTACACCTAAAGGTATAGAATATTTTAAAGATAATAAATTAGTTAAAAATTTTGCTCCTAACAATAAACCAAAATTTAATTTTTTGGATGCAGGTATTACTTTAGGTTTAACTTTACTTAATCCCGGATTAGGTGCAAAATATAGAAAAGCAAAAGGTTTATATAACACTGCAAAATTTATAGGAAACCTTGCTACAGATATAGGTTTAACAGATAAAAATGTTGTTACTGCTTTTACAGATAATTTTAAAAGTGGTTTTAGTAACAAAGTTTCAAACATTGGAAATAAAACAAAAGAAAATAAAACAAAGTCTAAAACAAAATCTACAATTGATACTAACAAAGGTGGTGATGGAGATGGAATAGCTTCACTAGAAAATCAAGCAGGTAGTTATGATGAATATGTAGTATTACTACAAAAACTACAATCAGGAAATATTAGTGATGCAGAACGAACAAGATATAATGTGTTAAAAAATATGTTAGGAATATAATGGCTAAAATAGTACAAACATTAACTAGAGCAAGTTCAGAATATGAAGAAGACGTAGCACAATCACTTGTGCGAGATTTAGATGCTGTGTTAGAAAAATTAAATACAACGTTTCAAGAAGAATTAAAACAGGAGATAGAAGCTAGAAGTTTCTTTTTAGATTA